CCTCGAGCAGTTGCTTGATCAAATCCCATATCGCCTAACATATACCCGTTAGAGTCGATGAGCATGTCTTGTGGACGGGTGTCAGTGTCCCACGAAACTGTTAATATTGTTGGATCTAATGGGCTAATAGCAACAGTACCTACTACTTCAGTGCCGTTAGGTTGAACAAGATATAAACTACTAGATCCTGCTGTATACTTTCCAGGATATTGATCAAAGACTGACTGCCATTCTATTGGAGTTCCTTGACGTACTGGAATATCTAATGTAGGTTCACGTGGAATACTGCTTTCAGATTTTTGTAATAGGATTGCTTGGTTGTTATACACTTGAATAGTATAGTCTGTAATAGTTACAACATCGCGAGTAAGCATTTGACCCATGGTAATTTCAGAACCAGCAAGTGGTTGGCCTAACCCTTCTATATAAGTATTTTTATCTATAGTTGCGCCGTCATAAAGACTAGTAATAATTTTAGTAATAACACCAAGATGTTTAACTTTAACTGGCGGACTAATCCAAATTGGAGTGTCAAAATTCAATGAAGCAATATCAATTGGACTGTCGTTTCCAATAGGAACAGTACGACTCGACCAATTAATTTGTCCTAAATTTAAAATAGTAAGACTGGTCCAGTCAATGTAGTTGTCGGTTGTTTGCAATTCTAAACTTGGATTAAACAGTACCAGTATTTGCTCCATCAACTGTAATTTTTGTTCAGTGTTTGCAGTCCATATATCACATTTTAAAGACAACTTAAACGGAGTTGGCATTAAACGTTCCACCGTATAGTTACGTCCTTGTCCGGTAGTGTATACAGGATTGTCAGGATCTGCATTATTAATTTCGCGTTCACGCACATGAACTTTTCCAACATAACTAGGATCACCTAGTCTATTTCTATCTAATTCTAATCCACTAATGTAAACACTCATGCGTGGAACACTATTGATTTTATTTTCACTGTTTTGGCGAATAATACTAGCAGCTTGCCTGTCAGCATCTCCATACATAACTGGAACACGTACTAGCGTACCGTCACCATATCTCACCGTAAAGTTACTTAATACACGAATAGTTTGTGTAATATATCTTCTTATTTGTCCATCATAAAAATGTTGCATTATAAATCTGCCTTTGGTCTAAGAGCTTTTGATAAACTTTGTCGTTGTGCTTCACGGTTGTTGCATAAGCTAAGTTTCCAAACACCGTCGTATGGTAAAATTTCTGATGCTGTACCACTATTATTAGTATTACCAGCACTAGTAGCAACAAACGTAGTTCCTACAGTATTAGAGCTTGCACCAAGTGATGTAAAATTAGTAGTTCCTAAACTTGTAATTTTGTAAGACTTTCCTACAATAAATGAGCCGTCAGAAAATTCTGGAAGAGTAACTTTTACCTTGCCAGCATTATTAGATATAATACCAGTATTATCTGCAACTACATAAACTATTTCCACTGTTTCTAATTTAAAGACAACATATAATGAATCTTGATAGTTAATATTTGTATTGAATACGTAATTGTAATTTACTGGAACTGTGGTAGCAGGAGGAATAACTTCTGGAGGAAGTTTCAACCAGTCAATGCCAATAGCTTCGTTGTAAATGTAATTTGTATTATTGATGAATCCTGTAGTATGAGTTTGACGAGTATCATTGTTAGTCATATTCATACGTACTGCATCTTCCACTTTGACCCAGCGTGATCCGTCAAAGCGGAATAGTCGGTTGGGCATAAAATCTGTACGTAAAAAGAAATCGTCCGGACCTGCTGTTTCTGGAAACTGAATACCGTGGCCAAAATCGTATCCGTTTTGCGGAAATCCATCGCCGACTAAAAATCCAGTGTAACCAGTTCTAACAGGTCGTTTATTAGACTCTAATGCAGTGATTGATGTTATACTTGCGTCAAGAGTTTCAGTATCAGAAGTATTAAGAGTAGTTTTACCTTGCTCATCTACAGCTAACGTATAAAACTGACGAGTTTCGTAACCGCTTTTTGGAGAGTCTGCTTCTGCTTGTAGTATTACAGCATCATTAATTTGTAGTTCAGCACCACGAGTACTTAAAATATCACGTAGTGTTTTATCAATAGGATTGCCGTTAGCATCAGTTGCTGGTTTATCAAGTATGTCAGCAAATTGTTGAGCATCTGTAATCTTTTTAAGACGCAATCTGTACAAGTGTGGATACCACGTTGCACTAAATCCTTCACTAGCACGACCTACATCTTCAATTACATAGTAACGTGGCAGGCCAATTTCGTATTCGTTTAACGCAAAATTATCACGTAAATGCGGTAATTCTAACACGTCACCGCTTAGGGGTTTACGACCAATGTAATTGACAAAGTCATTGATATGAACAGTCATATAAATTGTGTCATTGTCAATAAACAGACCAAATTGGCTTAGGTTAAAGTCAATGTTTTGTACATTGTAAATACCGCGAATTCTGTAAATTTCTTCACTGTATTTCCTATCTCTGTTTTCTAAAAATAACAAATCTTGAATATTTGTTTCTTTGACAGCATCGTATATAGGCTGATCTGCGGTACCTTCTGTGGCTATTTTAGGGCCTAGGTACTTGTGCAAGTACACATCCGTGCCGCCAACCTGAAACATCTCAGAAATTTGACGATCCATGAACTTGTAATCTTGCCCTCTTTCGGGTTTGTATAATGATAAACGTGGCATAATGATATTTATCGTAAGATAAATATACTAGGAGAACTTATAATGGCAGATATTTACCCAACAAATCCAGGCGAATCCGACAGCACATTAGAGCGTAATAAAGCGTTTGAATACGTTAAAACAATGCTGGCTGATGGTATGGTTGAAGTGGAGCTTGATCCTAAACACTACGAAATAGCGTTAGATCGCGCACTTAATAAATTTCGCCAGCGTAGTAGTAATGCTGTAGAAGAAAGTTACATGTTTTTAGAACTACAACAAGATGTAAATGAATACAGATTGCCAAACGAAATTATTGAAGTTCAAAGTATTTTTAGACGTGCAGTAGGTTCACGCAGTGGTAACGGAGCAGGTGGAACATTATTTGAGCCATTCAACTTGGCATACACAAACACATATTTGATGAGCGGTACTATGATGGGCGGTCTAGCAACTTATGAATTGTTTGCAGGATATCAAAAATTAGTAGGACGTATGTTTGGCGCATACATTGAATTTAAATGGCGTCAAAGTAATCATATGCTAACAGTATTGCAACGTCCGTTCGCACAAGGTGAACAAGTTCTATTAAGAACACACAACTATCGTCCTGATTTTATATTACTACAAGACATTTATGCCAAACAATGGTTGTATGACTACACCCTTGCAGTATGTAAATTAATGTTAGGTGAAGCCCGCTCTAAATTTGGATCAATTGCAGGCCCAGGTGGGTCTGGCATCCAACTTAACGGAGCTGCACTAAAAGCAGAAGGCGATAAAGAAGTTGAAAAACTTGAAAAAGAAATTTACGATTATGTTCCAGGTGGTACTCCACTAACATTTGTAATAGGATAAGACCATGCCAATTAAAATCACGCAACTTACAACGTTAGGCACAGTTGACGGAACTGTTGTTATCCCAGTAGTTGACCTTGGCGGCGTAACTCCTATCAGTAAAAAAAGTACTATTAGTGATGTATCAGCATTTATTTTAGCAGGCAATGCCGCAACCGCAACAAAATTAGCAACAGCAAGAAATATCAACGGAGTTGCTTTTGATGGCTCAGCTGATATTACTATCACTTCCAGTTTGGCCGCCGCCACTACAAGTACCATAGGCGGCGTAATTGTTGGCAGCGACTTAACTGTACAACTTGACGGAACTATTGCTGTTGATACAACTACGATAGCAACAAAAACTTATGTAGATAATACAAGTACTGACAATGCTATTTCATTCTCAGTAGCATTAGGATAAAATATGGCAAATCAATTTGTAAAAAAATTAACAGTGGATGTTGGAACTACTCCAGAAACAGTTTATACAACTGGAGCATCTACTCGTTCAACAGTTATTGGTATTAACATAGCTAATACTACTGCAGGCCCTATTACAGTTAGCATACAATTTTATGACGATGACAGTGAGGACACTGGATATATTGTAAAAGATGTAGTAATTGCCAAAGGCACAGCACTAGCGGCTATAGGCGGCGACCAAAAATTAGTATTAGAACCAGCTGATGAAATTCTAGTAACATCCAGCGCGGCTACAAGTGCTGATGTTATTGTTAGCGCATTGGAGATCACAACATGAGTAGATTTATAGGCGCAACTGGAGGTACTCCTTCAAGTTATTTTTATCGATTAACTAGAGATAGCACCGGTTATCTTGTTTTTACCAAAGTAGATTTAAACGCTGACGGAACTGCTGTTGTTATCAATAACAATACAGTATCAACAGCGGAAGCAGAACAACAACAGTTTGACATTAGTAATGATACTGTGGTAATTAATATCGATGCTGGGCACGAAATAATTAATCTTGCAGCTGGCCACAGTCAGTATAAAATTAAACCCGAAGATTTATTGTATTTTATCAATGATAACGGCGACATGATTGTAAGAATAAATGGTAGCAGAGACTACCCAACAATAGTATAAATATAGGAACAAGGACCAACAAAATGGCAGATTTTAACCTAGGTAGACTCAAATTTAATTGGAAGGGCGAATGGGCAGGTACTACCGCCTACGTAAAAGATGATGTAGTTAGAAAAGATGCTAACTCTTACATCTGTTTGCTCGCACACACTTCCGGCACATGGTCTACTGACCTTGCGGCAACTAAATGGGAACTAATGATTCCTGGCACCACTGGTAGCGCAACTACTACTGACGGTGACATGGTGTACAATGATTCTGGTACAGATGTAAGATTGCCAATCGGTACTGCTGGTCAAGCTCTTATTGTAGACGATGTAGGACATCCAGCGTGGACTAATTTAGCCACAGCTCAGAGCATTTATTATGTCAAAGCAGACGGCAACGATGACAACAACGGTAGTAATTTAAATGAAGCATTTAGAACTATTCGCCATGCTTGTGATACAGTAACTGGACCTGCAACAATTTATGTTAAAGGCGGTTTATACTATGAATTATTGCCTATCAAAGTTCCAGCTAACGTAACAATTGTTGGCGACGGCCAGCGTACAACTGGAGTTGCTCCAGTTAACATCACAAATAATTCAGCTACAATTACAGCTACATCTGGCGCACAAGCATCCACAACAATTGTCATCGATACAAGTGCGGATGTAGGCGGCACATGGACTATCGGTGACACCGTCACCATCGGCACAATTACAAGCGGTAGCGGTATCAGCGGCACAGTAACAATTACTGATATAGAGTATAACACTCCGGGTGCGTTAGAAACAAGATTAACAGTTAGTTTCACGAGTCAAACCGTTACATTAACAAACTGTACAATTAGCTCAGACTATAGCGAAGGTACAATGTGGATGCTTAATGATGGCGCCACACTAAACAAAATGTATTTCCGTGGTATGGAAGGCTGGGCTCCTAATTTATCATTCCCCGAAGATGTAGATCAAGCAACTACTAAAGCTGTATTCGTAGCACTAGATCCAGACGGTCCAATTATTAATAAATCTCCGTATGTTATTGAATGTTCAGCGTTTTCTGATACTGGTGCTATCGGTGCGTTGGTCGACGGCGACTTGCATGCCACTGGTAATAAATCCATGGTGTTTCATGGATTCACTATAGTTGCCAGTGACGGCGTAGGTTATTGGGTTAAAGGTCAAGGAAAATCTGAAATTGTTTCATGCTTTACATATTATTGTTGGGTAGGCTATACGACCACAGGCGGCGGCAAGATTCGTGCGTTAAACGGAAACAACAGTTACGGAACGTATGGTGTTATATCTAGAGGTTTTGACTCTGATGAAACACCGGTTCTGGGCACATTACACGGTAATCAAATAAGCTACAATGAACTAACATTAGACGGCGACTTCCTTACAGGTCAAACTATTGTTGGCAACATTAGTGGAGCAACTGGTATTATTAGAAACGTACAAGCTGCAGTTGGCAAATTATATTATCTTAATACTAACGCATCTACTTTCCAAGCAGGCGAAGACATTGTATCTACAGGTGGCATAACAGTTAGTACAACATACAGCACACTTACTGGTACAAGCGTTACTGCTGCCGCAAGTTATACGGCTGTGACGCAAAAATCATCTAGTGGTATTGGTCGAGGCGCAGTGTTTACAATTACCAAGGCCGGTTCTGGTACTAGTTATAATGGTGCTACTACTGTTACTATGACAACAGCCGGTGCTGGATATGAGGTCGGTGATACTATTACTATTGCTGGTGACGATTTAGGTGGATCAGATACTACTAACGATTTTACATTTACGTTAGCTACTAGTGTTTCAACAACAGGTGCTAGTGTTACTATTAACACTGGCGGCGTTACAGGACAAAGCGGATTTGTTATTGTAGCAGACGGTTTTTCTGAATTGCCTCGCCCTGGCGGCAGCGTATCACTAGACGGAGATACGCTAAGTTATGTTATTCAAAGTGTTAGCGGATCTTATACAAACAGTTCAAGTATATTAACCATTGTATTTGCCAATGAAAAACCAACAGCCAGCGCAGATAATACAGCAGTAACTATCAGATATAATTATAGTAACAGTCGACTAACAGGCCATGACTTTTTAAGTATCGGTACTGGTGATAAAACTTCAACTAACTATCCAGGCGAGCCACTACAGGCATCTAGCCAAGCTAACGAAGTTATTGAAAGTTATCCGGGTCGTGTATTCTATGTGTCAACTGACCAAGATGGTAACTTCCGTGTTGGTGATTATTTCCGTGTTGACCAAGCCACAGGCCGAGCAACACTTAACGCTAATGCGTTTGATTTAAGTGGTTTGACAAGTTTACGATTAGGATCAATTGGCGCACAGCTAGGAGAACTAGTAAGCGAATTTTCAAGCGATAGTACACTAAGTGGCGACAGTAATGAAGCTGTTCCAACAGAAGCAGCCGTACGTGGTTATTTTGCTAATATTGCTACTGATGTTGTTCCAGTAGATGACGATGTACAAACATTAGGTACCGCACTAAAACGTTGGAATCATTTGTACGTAGGAGACGGCTCAGTTACTATTGGCGGTGTTACACTAAGCGAAGTGGGCGGAGCACTAGTTGTTGAAAATGCTAGTACAGGAGCTCCTGCTCCTGCCGCAGTCAGTACTATTTCAAACGGTACAAGCAGTGTGGCAGTAGCAAACAACGGTGCTGTTACAATTACAACAAACAACGCTTTAGCATTGACTATTGCCACAGACGGTGCTGTTACATTTGCTGGTAACTTAACAGTAAACGGAACTACAACCACTATCAATTCAACAACATTAACAGTTGACGATAAGAATATTGAACTAGCTAGTGTTGCATCACCGACAGACACAACTGCTGATGGTGCTGGTATCACAGTCAAAGGCGCAACAGACAAGACACTTAACTGGGTCGATTCTACTGATGCGTGGACTTCAAGCGAGCACTTAAATCTTGTTACTGGCAAAGCATATTACATCAACGGTACTAGTGTATTAGATTCAACCACACTGGGCAGTGGAGTTACTGGTTCAAGTTTGACCTCAGTTGGTACTCTAAGCGGCGGCCTTAATATAGCAGCCAGCCAAACTTATAAAGTAGATACTTCTGAAGTACTGAGCAAATCAAAACTAACATTGAACGGTTCAAGCTCAGGAACAGTGGCGTTACAAGCGGCAGCGGCAGCGGGCAGTGTAACATACACATTGCCAAGTGCTGATGCTGGAGCAAGCGGATATGCATTAACATCTAACGGTAGTGGAACATTAAGTTGGACTAATATAGCAGAATCTACCTCTGTTAATAAGCAGGTAGGATCGCTAGGAGTAGGAACAGCGGCGTCAGGAACAACTGGTGAAATTCGTGCTACAAACGCAATTACATCTTACTATTCTGATGATAGACTAAAAACACGTTTAGGTAAGATTGAAAATGCACTAGACAAAATTTGTGCGTTAGAAGGATTCTACTATGAAGCAAATGAAACTGCACAGGCATTGGGCTATGATGTTAAGCGTGAAGTCGGTGTTAGTGCCCAAAGCACACAACGAGACATGGCAGAAATTGTTAAACCAGCTCCAATTTCTGATCAATACTTGACGGTACAATATGAGAAGTTTGCTCCATATATTATTGAAGCAATTAAAGAACTACGTGCTGAGATTCAAGCATTAAAGGATAGTAAATAATGCCTATCGTACTTGGTGATACTTCAATTACTGGTTTGGCTGCGGGCGGATTACCGTCTAATGTGGTTACATCAACTACCTTAGCCAATAGTTCAGTTACTACATCTAAGCTATCTGGTATTAAGCCTGTTGTTGCTATTCATACATTTAATAACGGAGCTCGGCAAGTAACATCAGCATCAAACGACTATACTTATTTTTCATTCACTATCAATAAAGTTTCTAGTACCAGTACATTAATTATTAGAGGTATTATGCCAGCACAAGGTGGCGATAATTCAGGAGCATATCTTGGTATTGGTATTGACGGTAGTCTTGATTATACCGGATGTGCTCAAGATGACGCGGCGGAACAAGTAGCAATTTTCCAGCAGGTTAGAACCGGAATTAGTTCAGGAACCCGAACAATAACTATAAGACAAATACCCATTGATGGAACTGCTAATCGAACATTGAATGTTATCAATCCAAACAGTTCTGACGATACTAGAAATAGACAACAAGAAACAAATTTTATAATCTGGGAAATGGAGATATAATGCCAATTACTATCCAAGATACAACTATAACAGGATTAGCAGTGGGCGGCCTGCCTA